TGGGTTTCGAAAGGTTACCGGGTTATTAGAAAGATCCATAGAAAGGCAGAGGGCGGCTTCCATCATAGTATGGCCCAGACCCTCTAGTTCCCTTCGATCATCTTCTTGTAGGTGCTGAGCCACCCAGATTGCGTCTGAGCGGCTCGCCGGGTGGATAAGCGGAAAGGTCATAAATCAGAGGGACTGGATACCCTTGTTGTTGTAGGTTCCTTCCCAATCAAGAGAAGTAAAGGCTGTTGGAAATGGATTATCAGCAATCAATTCAAATTCAAATTGAGTACCCTTAGCCATAACTGGAACAACACTTTGAGCATTCCGAATGATGGGAATGTTATTTGCTAGATAATAGTTTGCATTGATCTGCGGTAATTCAAGAGTAAAATCACCACGACCTTCAGATCTAACCACAGCTTTATAAGGACCAGAATTATAACTGTTAATCTTAATTCGATGAACAGTAGGAATATTAAAGGTATCCTTACTAGCACTTGATGGATCCTTTACAAAGTAAAAAGCAGGAAACTCAGCAGTAGCAACATACTTATATCCAATAGCAAATTTAGACGTTGTTTGATTGCCTTCGGCTGTCAAGAAGTACTTCTGTCCAGCAGGTTTGCTATTGTCAAATTGCATTGTTTGTTCTTCAAAGTATCCAGCAACATCTGAATTCATGAACATCAATACTGGTTGCTGATTCATATTCTCAAGTCCTTCTTTAAAACAGACATGAGTTAAATCAGTGACTGAATTATATGTAAGGACTGGATTATAATCAAATAGATCCAACCGAACATCAATATAGTGATCATCAAACAACAACGATTGACTAGGGGTATCTGTCAATAGCGCCATCGTGCTTAGCACATAGTTGTTATCTTGTTTGGTGACAATATACATCATGTCTTGGTCAAAGTCAAATGTCTCAACATTACTCGGCATGACCCAACGGAACCAAGAAGATAGTCTACCTTGATCACCGTTTTGGAACCACCGATAAATGTAAAGAGCATTTGGTTCATTCAAGCTATGAAGAGCAAGCACACCAGCAGCAATAGAACACTTGATGCGTGAAATGGCTGTTGGAATATACGAAGGAATAAACCTAGTCAATTCAACAACAAGTGGTTTAGATCCACCACTATCTACATTCATTTCATAGATAGAAGATGCCTTTTGACCTTCTTCTAGGAATACATAACCAGGACCAATATCAACAGGAGAAATACGATCCGTAGCACTATAAGTAGACAGAAGATTAATTTCAGCAGTCTTAAGAGAGAATGCTTCTGTTGTAGTTTCTAGACTATATTGACCATTATCACCAAATAGCAGTAGACCCCGTGGGCTAGGTAGTGCGGCTTTAAATTGAATAGGTTTCAATGATCCAGCACTAATGTCAATAGGGTCGTTATCAACAATTGTAATTACAGTACTAGCAAAGAAGTTAAAGTAATCACCTGCTTGAGAACAAATTACATTCTGCTTTGATGTAAAGATCAATCTATTTTTATAGAAAGAGATAGCATCAACAGTAGAACCCACAAATGAAGGAGTTGGGTTTGTTTCAAAATCTCCAACAACTTTTGGTTTCCAATAATTTAAACGAGCTTCATCGCCCTCTTTAAATTGAGTAGCTACTGTGTTAATGGTAAATGTATCGCCAGCAGCACTTGTTACAACATTAGAAGCGGTGTATCCTTGGCCTGCTTGTTGGATACGAACGGAATCAATTACACCCGTTCTGGTTTCCGTAATTTGAAGACCATAACGAATTTGGTTATTGATGTTCTGTGATGCACCGTTACGGGTATAAACTTTATTACCAATTGTTAAACTAGGGAAAAAGCTAGTTCCAATTTGTATTCCATTTTCGTACCATATATAAGTAAAGGCGCCCTGTACAGCATAGCTCGATGACGAAGCTAATGTTGTTGTATTTACTGTTACAGTTTTAATCTTATCAACAAGAAGCCTTAAGTTGCTGCCAGTGCCACCAGTAACAGCAAACTCCTCATTGATAACGTGGCCTCCACTGGTAGCACTTAGGATACTGACTGCTGTTGGAATGCCAGAAACTGGAACCACACCAGCACTAGCAATCGCTGAAGCTTCATCCAGTTTACGGTAAGTAAACGTACCATCAGCTTCTCTAATGATCACATGAGGCATCGTTTCCTCATTGATCGTTGTCACAGTATTTGGCGCAATAGTTTCTTCCCAAGTTCCTGATCCACTTGACGTGTTATCAGACGTTTTGAAAATCACCCAATAATCATCTGAACCTGTATCATTTGATCCAGATACTTTGATTTTAAGGTCATTAAAAAACTGCTTAGGAAGTTGACCAGGAGAAACAACAGAACCTTTAAAGGCTTCAATAGAGGTTCCAGCATTACCACCACGCGCTTCAATACTGAAATCAGCGTTATTTGCTCTGCGAATATAAATCGTGTTGCCAATACCTGTTGCAGTAAAAAGGACATTACCGTTAATGGCTGTAACAAGACCATCAACAATATCTTTAACGTTTAGTTGGTTTGATACCCCTGCTGTTTGCGCTTCAGGTGTGGTATATATAAACTCAGTAGCATTTATTTTAACACTATACGTTGACTTATACGCAACAGTATTAATTGAAACAAAAGCATAAGGTGTTGAAGCAGCACTTACGGTGGCTGCCATTGATACTACTTTCTTTCTATTTAAAACAAAAATGAAGTCATTGATTTGAAGCAGTTGCAAATCATCTGTTGCGGTGTGCGTCGCATACGAAATGGATTCCGCATTAACAGTATTAACTGTTTGACTCAGACCACTGCTTACGCTCCAAATCTTAAGGGCACCAGCCTTGCTAAATTGCATAATGTACTTTTCTTGGTCATCCCTAAAGGCCATGAACCAAGTGCCATTATCAACTGGATTACTAAGCTTACGGATTGCTTGAAGGCCAGGACGTTTTGTCAATCCAAGAGCAACATCAGGATAGAAATTATCACAGCTCCTAAGTTGTCCATTGAATTTAACAGTGTCTGGTTGCTGAGAAACACCACCAATAAGACTACTGATTTTCTGAGAGATAGCTGCCATTATCGTGCAATCGTGCGGAACGGAGTATAGGAAATATAGAAGTTCTGTCCAGTCTCCACACCAAAGATATTAACCTCGGATGTATTGGTATCATAAGCAATACAATTGGCCCGCAAGATACCTTCATCCTGCTGATTAAACTGGAACATTTCTTTTGATCCAATTACGCTTCCCGCAAACACACGAGTAGCACGTTGAGTGATGTAATCCTTAAAGACCTGAGGAAGATCCTCAAAGGGGAACAACCACACCACATCACAAATGACTGGACTCGTGGTCCAAGATGTGAAGCTATGGCTAATCTTATCGTAAAGTTTACCGTCTCTAATTACGGTTTGATACTGTTGAACATTCTCGTATTTGTTGTCTGACAATTGGAGAACATTAGCGGGAATGACAATTTCATCATTAGCATCAGGAGTGAATGGATATTTCACTTCAGAATTAAAGTGCCATCCTTCCCCTTGAACTTCACGGTTGACATTTTCTAGAATACTTAATGCTGTGGCTATCTCAGGATTTGC